ATCATAATTACGCAATCCGTGACCTGACCTCCTTCTTTCATAATCACCACTAACCGTAGCTTTACCTATAGGAAATGCAAAACTGCCTTTAGTAAATGGACTAGCTTTGAAAGATTCTCCCATACCACCAGAAAACTTCATACCTAAAACATCATATATAGACTGCATATAAGCTAAATCACTTTGCAATCCAGGGTCTTTCTTTCCTGCAGATGATGAACCTATAACCTTCATTTTACCAGATGGATACCTACCTCTAGTCACCTGATTCCACATCGTACTTGACCTTTGATAACCACCATCTAAAGCCCTGCTCTGAGCTAAAGCCCTCATTTCTAAACTAGGACTTGTAGTAAAAGATGATCCAGGGTAAGATGTAAATGATCTTGGGCTATTATTTCCGTTTGGCATTATGCTGTAATCCAGCTTTTAGCTTTACGCTTTGGTTTATACCATTTTCTCTTATCTTCATTTCGTTTCATATTCGGAGGAAAAGCGTGCACAGTTGAATAATAAAGTGACTCGATAGTATCATCATGAGACATTTTGGGACCAAATGTAATGATTTCATTGATCAAATCAAACATATTTGTTCGTAAAAAGACTGTTCCCATGCTAAAACGACCTGAAAGACCTGAATATATGCGATTTCTCTTGTTTTGGCCACCTGGTTTCTCAGGAATAACTGATATATCAAACCTATTTAACCTACGCCTCTCGTCATTCATAGCCTGAAATATACTTCTGTTCATAGCAACATCTTCAACAGTTGCGGAAACACAATTATACTTACCATACAAAGAAATAATATAATCAACTACCCCACTACGTCCCAAGATATTCCCGTTCCCCGGGTCTTTCGACCCAATAGTCGGAATAGACCTATGTCTCTCATACTCAAGTACATAGCAGTTATTATTAACATCAATAGCAACAACCATAATAACGCTAAAGTCAGCATGCTTTGTATCAATATCTGTGGCAGGATCACAACCGATGAAAATATTAACTGGTACTTCTTGGGTATCAAGTCCACTATCAATAACTATATAATTAATATCGTCCTCGTTTTTATAATAACCTTCCCAATATCTTATATGTTTTCTTGTCCATACAGCATCTTCTTCACTCATCACTTCCATCATATACTCTTGAAAGAACTTCTGAGGCTGACCAGAGTCAGCATAAAACTTTTTCTTCTCTTTTAGCTTTTCACTGGGAAAGAACGATGCCCAGAGAGGCGTTCCATCTGGTTGCAATGCTTTATATGTAATTACATCCCAGGCAAATTCCTTCCCATCTTTAGTAGCCTTCGCATGCTGAGTAAGCAAATTGTTAATAAAGGAATCATAATGTACGGGAGTGCCATTAACACGGAGCCTACCAGTATGAGGCTCGAGAGCAGGATAAACAACGGCAGTGACAAGATTCGCATTTTTATCACGTGCTTCCCTCGTAATTGTATTCGCTTCATGTTCAAAATCATCTAATACTATCAAGTCATATCTCTTGTGAAGTTTCGCTCCCCCACGAATACCAGCAACATTAGACTTGCTTATAAGTTTACAACCATTTTTAAGTTCTATATCTTCTTCTGTCCACTTATTGCCTCTTGTGGCTCCAAAATAGTACTTTATTCTGTCATTATAATCAAGGTGATGTTTAATATAATCCATATTTCCTACAGAAAGCTTTTGAGTAGCGGATACCCAAGCATAAAATAGAAAGTCATCTTTAGGACAAAACAGAAAATCTTTTAATATAGAAGCCTTAGTCAATACAGTCTTTCCATGCCCTCTCGGTATAATAATAGCCGTCTGCTTAATCTCTTTATTATCTATAACATCAGCTATCTGATAATGGAAGAAAGGAGTCTCACTACGGTTAAAGTCTTCAGGAAGAAATAGTTTACCAAACGATATCAAGTCTCTACTAGCTAACTTCAATGCTTTTTCAGCATCTGACATGGATTGACTATTTATGTTCATCATTTACATCTCTTATCTCAAACTCACTTAACAATTTAGACTCGTTTGCACCTTTAGTGAAAGTTACAACAGAATCTACACAACCTTGAATATATGCTTTTGCTTCTATCGTTGTATCAAAAGACCTCATAAGTGCATCAGTACCATCTACCTTCATATCTTTCCAAAAGACTAAATATCTTCCTCCATAATTCATTATCTTTTCTTACCTCCTTGGCCTCTGTATTTCCTATACTTCTTTTTAGTCCCTCTACCAGAACCCTGCCTTGTCTTTTTAATCTTCCTTTTCCTTGTCCTATCTAATACTGAACTCTTACTACTTTGGTATGATCTCACTTCGACACACTTCTCATCTGTGTTTTATAGTCACCAATATTTCTTTTACCTCTGATATAAGGAGTTTCACACTTCTCACACCTGTAAACTGGGAACTTATTAGCTGAAGTTAAATAGACAGAATTTGTTTCCTGAAGATGCCTGCTTCCACAAGTAGGACATATATCATCATCCATCAATATTCCAATATTAGGATGGTTCTTGATATAAGGCCGAACCCTTAGATACAATTCTTCTAATGCATCCACATCACGCATATTATAATCCACCATCTTATCTAAACTTTCCTTATCTCCTGCCATACAATCCACCCAAAGCTGGAAGTTAGTTTTGATCTTTGTCTGCAATTTAAAATTATGAGTAAGGAAATCAAGTTTATACGAAGGAGAAGCAAACTCACGCCTTGTTACTTTCAAAGTGTCAATCGTCCTTGAAGAAGTAGGAGGTTTTATACCTTTATTGATAAATCTCCAATTCAACTTCCTTAAATCGAACCTATCACCGTTATGAGCAATAACTATATCAGCTTCGTCTAATAACTTCCATATTGAATTTAACACCCTTTTATCCTCACCGATGACAGCTTCCTCAGGGGTAACTACATCACTTTGGACAACATCATCATACAGCCACTTAGCCGACCAAGACAATACATACCAATCAGAGATTATATTTTGATGAGGGATACGCTGTTTATACAAACCCCACACATATACTTTCATTAAACTTGTTTCAATATCAAGCAGTAGTATCTTAGGGAGTTCGTTTTCTTCATACTCAACAGGCTTTTGAAAATACTTCCCACAAGAGTAGCATTCGTACCTCTGATGATCCCTTCTGATACCTTTCTTTCTACCGTATGTGCTTCCACAATAAGGACAGCAAACCATATTATTCTCCTTCTTTTATATTATTTTCTTCTATCTCTTTCGGCCTTTCCGCAGCTTCTAATTGATCTGGTTCAAACCCACTGAATAGACCTATGATACCTTGTTCTTTCTGTTTTATAGTAGTAGTACCTATCGTACCGATAGCTTTACCTAGCTCTTTCGTAGCATTTAACACAATATGATCTTCAGGAGAACTGTCTGCTAGACATTTGAACTTCTCGAGCACATACTCATGGTCAATTCCCATTGTTTTTGCTACATCAACTACTGACTTTTCTACTTCTTTCATAACTCTCTCCTGACTTAATAGGATTGCCGCTTTCTTTTGCGCTTTGTACGAACTAGTCTCACTAAACGCATCCATATAGCTTTTAACCGCCCCAAGACCAACTGCAACATTAGTCGCAAATATCTTCTCTTTCTTTGTTGGCACCTTCCGTTTATAAACCTGTTTTCTTGTATCTTTAATGGATTTTGAGAACGTGTACCTATTTTTGTGTTCGGAAAAATCAGTATCCATATACGTCTTAGGCAAACATAAAAACGAACCAACAACAGTGCGAATATAACTTTTACAATATTTATAGTTTCTTCTGTCATTGGGATGCCTAATAGGTGACGATTTGAGGATTTGGACAATACGAGTATCGTCGCTCCATACCCAGTCACCTTCTTTGGATTTGCGCCAGTCTTTTAAAGGCGTCTCATTTGGATGGTCATTGTAAAACTCGCTTATATGGTCATATACGCAATGTTTGACTCCTTTTATTTTTTGATACTCCATAATATCTAATTAGGCATCACTACACCATCATAACTAGACATCTCTTTTATCTGTAAAGCTAAATTATCAATTAAATACTGTACCGGTAATGGTATATCATACACTACACCGTCTATCTCGATAGAAATAGTATCACTACTATTATTATTTGATAGATTATTTAAAGCTTTTTCAATGTCTTCTTCGCTAAGATCGCTTAATGAATCTATAATATCTACCATAATAACGAATATTAATTAAAAAAAGACATACGAATCAAGGCATTTACTCCCCCCTCCTATAACCTCCCCCCTAAAGCTATATGCTCTACCATAAAGCCCATAGGCCCATATAATATATAGTATAGTATATATAGTATAGTATATA